CCCAAGTCCCAAATTGTGTACACAGGCTTTATAGGGTCGTAGGGCACGTTTGTGATCTGGTTGTTAAATTCGGCCATTTGCATCTCTTTGGCAAACACCGCACCATCCACAGTTAACCGGCACATTCCTTCCCATACTGTCTGATAAGCCTCTGGGTCACGCCCTTTGAGTGCATCTTTTTCGTCTTTTAGCACCTCGGGAAACCAAGGGTTGTCTTGCCAGCCAATTTTTACGACCTTGGCGTTGTCTGGCGGGTTAGACACCCAACGCTTATAAGTCTCATCTGTCTCCAGTTCAGGATTGAAACTAATCCAAATCTCGGATTTCTCTTTGCGGATTGTTGGAATCAATACATCATACGACCGCTTGGATACGCTTTGGGCTTCCTCTATCCAACAGATATCCACACCCTCATAAGACTTGACGTTGGCCACATTGTTCTTCAGGCCAACAAAATTGAACTCTGTGCCGTTCTTACCCCTGATCGTTCTGTCGGTAATCTCATAGAACTCACCAAGCCCCATAGACTGGATTTGGTCGCATAGAAGTTTGTGGACTGAATCCTTGATACTGGTCTGGAACTCTCGGGCACATAGCACCCTAGTCGGTTTGGTTGATCCAATGACCAATAACGCCCTGGCTATTCCCCAGCTCTTAGCTCCACCACGCCCACCATACAAAACCTTATACCTTGATGGCTCAAATAGACATTGGAGTTTAAGTGGGAACTCGATGTTAGGTGTCATTAGGTTTTACAAATGTTACCTGTAACCCAGCCAGTAAAGGTGCGCCATTCTCACCTGATAGCTCAATCTTGCTATTATCCCGATACTTCTTGGGAAACCTTGCAGCCATACTGCGTGACCACAATGTGCCGTTCAGTTTAGGGCCGTCTTTGGTCTCCACCATGTAAGCCTGACACTGATCTTCCCACCAAGCCTCCTCTAAATCCTTGGCTGTGGATAAGGAGTGCATAAATTGTGGATAAGTATCACGCCATAAGTAAATAGTTCTAAGAGCAACGCCTAATTCTTTGGCTATTTGTGTAACACTTTTCCCCATAGCGCCCAATTCCTCCACCCTCTCACAGTAGGATGGATCGTAATCTGTTGGACGGCCTACAGGGTTGGTCATTTCTTTTTCTTGTCTTTCTTAGCTGCTGCATTCTTTTCAGCATACGCGATGGCCACGGCTTGCTTAACAGGCTTACCCGCAGCAATTTCGGTCTTGATGTTCTTCTTGAACGCTTCTGGCTTGGTTGATTTGATTAGTGGCATTAGCAATTCCAGTTCTTTAATGATGCTTTGGCTCGTTCTGCTGGCCCTTTGGCGTTCTTCACCACGCCTTCCATCCTTGCACAGAAACTAGCCTTACGACCCTTGTCCTTCTCGGTCTTGGGGTTTGGGGCTGGTGCTTTCAAATGGCTGCCGTTCTTGGCGTTGTACTCAGCTCTGCCCTTTGCGGTCATGCCAGCGCCTTTGTCCACAGGGTTGTAGGTTTTACCCTTCCCTGTGGTTTTGTGCTCAATTGGTTTATCGTGCTTTTTCATTTCTTAGCTGTTTTAGCGCTTTGGGCAAAGGCTTTGGCAGTTGGTGCGCCCTTTGTGCCAGGCTTACGCATCTTCTCTACCTTTTCGCCCTTTGCCTTTTCTTCTTTGATACGCTCTTGCTTAGCATGAATGTTAGCGTATAGACCTTTACTCGCCATCGTCTTCTTCCTCGTCATCTTCCCAAATGATGTCATCTTCAACAAATGCCATGATTAGGTCGGCTAGTAGCACCCACTCGGTGTCATCTGCGCCAATTTGCTCAATAGCGTACTGGGCAACTTGGTAACGAAAGTCTTTGTCTTCTTGATCTACAAACATGATTAATCCTCTACAACAGCGCAGATATCTGCTTCTTGAATAATTTGATAGTCTTGACCATCTACTTTTTGAGTAGGCCAGTTAAGATAATCGCCATTGCCGTATTTAATGAAGTCACCGATCTGGACATCTTCCACCAATGGGCCGATAGCCACAATAGTGCCCTCATTAAAAGGCTCTTTATTGTTGACGTAGATTATGTCAGAGATATTGCGAACTTGGGGCTTCACAACCACCCTGTCTCTTAGGGGCTTAAACATTGTGTCTTGGCCTTCCTCTGCGCTTTGGTTCTTCAGTCGTAACTTGATTTGTTAAGACATTCACCATATTTGCAAAATGCTCGTTCTTAGTCATAAATTCCCCGCACCACTCGTTTTTGTGACGATTCTGGTAGACAGGGAATCTTCTGCATTGTCCTAAATTGTCACCACCTACAAAATAGTGACATGAATTACAATCTTCCTTATCCATCACAACCTCCTTTGTGTTGGCTAGAAAACCCTATCAGATTCGTGGTCTTTTAGGGTTTTCGTTTATTACATCTTGTCTTGAACGTGATCCATGCGGCTGTGTTCGTAAGCAACGTGCTCCTTAGAACCAGTATTCATTTCACCACAACGGCCGTCAACTTTACCCATGTGTGATTTGTCACGCATACCGATTCCATCAGCTTTGCCCATACCCACGCCACCAGCAATTGGCATCTTACGCTCGCCAGTTGTGTCGCTGCTCAATGCTTTGTGAGGAATTTTCTCACCAGACGCACCAGGCCGGAACACTTCTTTGTCAACCATTGATGCGCCAACTTTCTTCTCACCAGTGCGGTCAGAGGCAGTAGCGCCCTTTGGCAATTTTTCCATATTAGGATAACCCATGATTTAATTCCTTTGTTTCTTTGCAAAAAACACTACTCTTGTAGTGCTTAGACTATACCACAAATTAAAAAGGGATATCTTCTTTTTCTTCTCTGGGCTTTGGCTCGTTCAAATATGCCCAGCCGTTCCAATGCTCCTCAGTGATCGGCAATGTGTCCAGTTTCATCATCAAGCCATTCTTAGTCTCAATGATTGACCCAAGTTTCTGGTAACGATTTTTCTTTTCACCCTTGGCGTTTGTGTAGCTACCGGTGATCGTTGTGATTTCATACATCGTTTTTGACATCAAATTTCCTTAAAATGTTTACTTTTTTATCAACTTCTTCTAAAAATACGCTGATTTCTTTTATCAGCATCTGTACATATTCGGGGTTGTATTCAACTCGATGTATGTAAAGTTGCAGATTCTCTGGCATTCGTGGGTCAAAACTCACAAAATCGCACCATAGTCGGTTAGTACAGCTCAGTTGCCATTGGATTTGGGGGATGTACTTGGATGGGACTGATTGAGTTAGTATCGTGTCAATATGCGTTGCTGTGTTTGGACACTTAATTTCAATCAATCCATCGTTACCCACCAAGCCATCAGGACTTGCGCCAGACATATAGACCACTGGGTGATCCACAAACCCAACTTCTTCAACCATCAAGTCTCTGGCCATCTCATAGGCTGCTCTAGCCAACGGCTCGGTTTCTGTACCCCATTGCATTGCTGCGTTAGTAAAACCCTCTGTAGGCTTGTTTGTGAGTCTCTCAACCACCAATTGCGCCATGTAGTTCTCACGGCTGGCAGAGTAACCTGTTTTCGTCTTGGCAATGATGTTGCCGATCTGAGAACCAGTTGCTTTTCCTAGCCGTTGTAAAAACCACGCTTCAGTTCGTTGTTCAGTCATATATTCTTTTCCTTTAATTTGGCTTCTATTAATAACAAATCGTCATAAGGACTTTTGGTGCTTCCATGAATTTCTTGTCTTTCCTCATCCGTCAGTCCTACCCATGTGCGTTGTGGTGTGGTGTAAAGAGGAACACGACCTTCACCCCCATTCTTGTAAATAGTCCCACAACTCGCAGATTCAAAATGTTCACGAACCTCATCAATCTTCACCCATCCCTCTACAGCGTTCCAATATTCAAAAGGTTCATCTTTTGTTTCTAGTGCTTCTTTAATGGCGGTGATGGCTTCTTTGTATCGGTCAACCAAAGGGCAAGGATCAAGCCATTCATGCCTGTCTTTTTTTGCATGGTGTGCGCCATTACAGACAGTCTCAATGCTTAACAATTCCAACGCCTCCAATGCAAGGCGTAGTGCTTCCTCTTTACTCATTCTTGTCCCCTTATTCACATATTTTTCAGCACACGTCACACAATAAAGTGCTGTTCCTCCATCAGCACCACATTGAGCGCAACCATAACCTAGACCCAACTTTCGAGCATTCTCTGCCTTTTGGTCTAAAGCTAGTTGCCTTTCACGCCATCCTGACACGTCAATCATTTTTCTTTCTCAATGCGTCTTGGATAGCGTCAATGAACTCTTTGTCGTAGTGAGCGTGGTAACCAAACTGAACCTCATCAGCCACGGCTTGGATTTCATCGTTGGTTAGGTTTACCCACTCTTTTGGCTTGGGCTTTCTGTGTTCTGGAAATCCCAATGCGTTAAGTAATTTGTCGTGGTTTCGTTGTTCGATT